ATTTGCATATAGAAAGGTATCTAAGTTCCCATTACATCTTTTGACAAAACAGATTAGAAGGATTGAAGATCAAGAATACTTTAGAGAATTTGTAGAGTTATCAAGAGATGAGCATGGTAAAATTGTTTCAAAAGAATCACGCAAGGTTCCTATATCAGAATTTCCTATATCACCTAAAACTGTTGATAAAGAAGGAGTTGTAGTTGTTTATGAGAAACCTATAAAAGACCCACAATTTGGAGCGTACTACGCTTCTATTGACCCTGTGTCTGAAGGAAAGACAACTACGTCAGATTCATTATGTTCTATCTTTGTATATAAAGCAGCCCAAGAGGTTACTAAACATAAAGCTGATGGAACAATTGAACAACACATTGAAAGAGATAAGATTGTTGCAGCATGGTGTGGACGTTTTGATGACTTAAATAAAACTCATGAACGTCTTGAAATGATTATTGAGTGGTATAATGCTTGGACAATTGTAGAAAATAACATAAGTTTGTTTATCCAATACATGATATCTAGAAGAAAGCAAAAGTATTTGGTTCCAAAAAGCCAGATATTATTTCTTAAAGAATTGTCTAGTAATACAAATGTGTTTCAAGAATATGGCTGGAGGAACGTTGGTACACTTTTTAAAACCAATCTTATATCATATGCCATACAGTTCTTAGAAGAAGAATTGGACCAAGAAACAATGGCAGATGGAACCATTGTAAAACAAACATATGGTATAGAAAGAATACCTGATATTATGCTTCTAAAAGAAATGGCAGCATATAGAGAAGGGCTTAACGTGGATAGACTTGTGGCATTCTGTGCTTTGGTAGCATTTGCTAAGGTTCAAGAATCAAACAGGGGATACTCAAAACGTGTTGAAAGAGATGACTCTAATTTGGATAAATCAAATAAAAATGCTAAATTAAGAGTGAGTCCTTTTCGTCACATGGGGAATGAGAACTCATCATCTACCGCTTTGAGAAAGCCAAGAAATCCTTTCAAAAACATTAGATAAATAAAAGTAAACACATAAGGTTATGCCAACAGTACTTAACGCAATGCAGCTCAAAAATGGAGCTAAAGTAGAGAACAATAAAATGGGTACTCTAACTCAGCCTATCCAATTCCTGCGTAGAAAAGATAAAGATGAATCATGGGGAGCATGGAACCTTGACTGGTTTGAAATGCAAGGCCTTAAACAAATACGCAGAAATGCAAGAAGGTTGTTGAAAAACTACAAGCTTGCAAACGGTATTATAGATAAAACAGACTACATTGTTGAAGAAGACAATGAGGTTGCTGAGCTTATTGATGTTCTGACAAAAGAAGATCAGAGTGCATTTGAGTTAAAGTTCTTTCCTATTGTTCCAAACGTTATCAATGTTTTGACAGGAGAGTTTGCAAAAAGAAATGACAAAATCACATATCGCGCAGTTGATGATGTTTCATACAATGAAATGATTGAGGCTAAACGCTCTATGGTAGAGGAAGTACTTGTTTCAAGAGCAGAACAAAAGATGCAAGAAACCATTGAAAAGATGGGTCTAAATCTTGAAGATGAAAAACAAGCTGCTCAGGCACAACAAATGATGGCTCCTGAAACACTTAAGACTCTACCTGAAATTGAAGGATTCTTTAAAAAAGATTACAGATCTCTTGTAGAACAGTGGGCATCCCACCAACATAATGTGGATGAAGAAAGATTCTCTATGAAAGAATTAGAGAATATGGCATTTAGAGATATGCTTATTACAGACAGAGAGTTTTGGCATTTTAAAATGTCAGAAGATGATTATGAAGTTGAACTATGGAATCCTCTTTTAACCTTTTATCACAAGTCTCCAGAAGCAAGATACATTTCACAATCTAACTGGGTTGGTAGAATAGACTTACTTACTCTTGCAGATGTAATTGATAAGTATGGTTACATGATGGATGAAGATCAGATGCACAGTCTTGAGGCAATATATCCTGTAAAATCTGCTGGGTATAACATACAAGGTGTACAGAATGATGGTTCTTTCTATGATCCTACAAGATCACATGACTGGAATACAAATGGCCCATCTTTAGGGATGCGTCAGTTCTTGAGTGCAAGTGAAACACATATGAATACTGGTGATGATATTATTTTTAGTATTCTAAATGAGTCAGAAGACTTACAAGAATTTAAAGATATGGGCATGTTACGTGCAACTACAGTATACTGGAAGTCACAACGTATGATTGGTCACCTGTCAAGAATAGATGAAAAAGGTATTCTTGTAGATATGATTGTTGATGAAACTTATAAAGTTACAGACAAGCCAATCTATGACACTACAGTCATGAAAAATAAGAATAGAGAAACATTAGTATATGGAGAACACATTGATTGGATTTGGATTAATGAAACTTGGGGTGGTGTCAAGATTGGTCCTAATAGACCAGCTTACTATGGCAATCATGATATTTTTGGATTTGCTCCAATGTATCTTGATGTAAAACCTATACGTTTTCAATTTAAAGGAGATTTTACAATATATGGTTGCAAGCTACCTGTTGAAGGAGCTGTATTCTCTGATAGAAATACAAAGTCTATGTCTCTTGTAGACAAGATGAAACCATATCAAGTAGGTTATAACTTGGTTAATAACCAGATAGCTGACATCCTTGTAGACGAGTTAGGTACAGTTATTATGTTGGATCAGAACGCTTTACCTCGTCACTCAATGGGTGAGGATTGGGGACACAACAATTTCTCTAAAGCATATGTGGCAATGAAGAATTTCCAGATGTTACCTTTAGATACTTCAATCTCAAATACAGAAAACGCAACAAACTTTAATCATTATCAAGTGTTAAATCTTGAGCAGACTAATCGTTTGATGTCGCGTATACAATTATCAAATTACTTTAAGAATCAATGTTTTGAAGCAATTGGTTTATCACCTCAGCGTATGGGTGCTGTGAATGCACAAGAAACTGCGCAGGGTGTAGAACAAGCAATAAACATGAGTTACTCTCAAACAGAACCTTACTTTACACAACACTCTGAGTATCTAATGCCACGCGTGCATCAGATGCGTACAGACTTGTCACAGTACTATCATTCAAATAAACCAAGTTTAAGACTACAATACTTGACTACTATGGATGAAAAGGTTAACTTTGAAATCAATGGTACTGAATTATTGGCTAGAGACTTGAACATTTTTATCTCAACAAAGGTTAATCAGAAACAAGTAATTGAGCAAATACGTTCTCTTGCAATTTCTAATAATACATCAGGTGCTTCTATTTATGATTTGGGTAACATTATCAAAGCAGATTCAATGGCTGAGATTACACATGTTATGAAGTCTATTGAAGAAAAAACATCTGCATCTAAACAACAAGAAATGCAAGCAATGCAAGAAACTGAGAAGATGAAACAAGAAGGTGAAACTAAACGTCTTGAGGCTCAACTTAAGTTTAATGCAGAACAGAAAGCTCTTGATAGAGACTCTGATGTTAAAGTTGCAGAGATACGCTCTGCTGGCTACACTGCGATGCAGGATAGAGACGCAAACTCTCAGAATGACTATATTGATACCCTTGAGTATCTTGATAAGAAGAATGCCAAACAAGCAGACCAGTCTTTATCTAGAGAAAGAGAGATAAACAAACAAACATCTGAGCAAGCAAAACTTGAACTAAAACGTCAGGAATTACTTTCAAAAGAAAGAATAGCACAAAAAGAATTGCAAGTTGCACAAACAAATAAAAATAAATATGACAAAAAATAAGTGTCATAGCTATGTAATACAAAAAATGTGTAGCACATACACTTTGAGGGTGTAAATCTTCAAAGTTTATTTGTAGATTATATATGAAGAAGAACAGTAAATAATACCAACTAAACAGAAAAAAAGTATGAGTACAACAGACAACAACCAACAAACATCTGTTAGTAATGTAACAATAGAAAGTATTGACGACTTTCTACCAATGCCTGGAGCTGAAAGCATTGTTACAGCAGATGAAGATCAAGACGATGAGAAACGTACAATATTCTCAACTGGAAAACCTGTAGACATGTCATTCTTAGATAATGATGGTACAGAAGATCCAAACAAAAAGAAAGTAGCAACGTCTACTGAAACTAATGAAGCAATAGCTGATTTAGATGCTGACTTGGAAGATACAGAAGGTCTAGAAGACGCTGATAAAAAACAAGGACGCAAAAAGATTGACAAGAGTGGAATGGTAGAAACATTCTCAAAATTAATTGAGGAAGGTCTATTAGTTCCTTTTGAAGATGAAAAACCAATGGAGGAATACTCTATCAAGGATTGGAAAGATTTAATTCAAGCCAACTTTGATGAGAAGGAAAAAGCTTTAAGAGAGCAAACTCCAAAAGAGTTCTTTGAATCACTTCCATCAGAACTACAATATGCAGCAGAATATGTTGCAAAAGGT